TAACGTTAGCGACAAACTGAACTCCACCCACGCTAGAACCTGCAGCTGTAAGGGATGTCTGATAGTTCACCCATTGAGTTGTTGCAGTTGAAGAAACCGTTATCGCAGTTGAATCAGTTACAGCCCCAGTGTTATCAAGCAGAAACGCACTGATGTTGTATGTACCGCTTACCCCACGAAGCGAACCTGCAAAAGTGTAGGTCAAACCTGTTTCGTTGTATCTGCCAGGGTTGATGTCTTTGTATTCAAATCCAACAATAGAATCTGCAGGGACATCAGGGTCAACAACAGTTCCACCACGCCACAACTGTCCACCATACAAGCTAGAAATCGCTGTAGTAGGTGAACCTATCAAACTCCAGCCTGTAAACAAGTTATCGTTACTGATAAGCGTGGCTGTAGCAGGGTAAGCAACAAAGTTGTATCGCATACTGTTAGTCCACGCATAGTTAGTGAAACTACGATCTTTGAGCTGCATAACGGCTGAAGCGTTGCTGAAGAAATCTGCAGGTTCACTTCTAGCCACATTCTGTAGATAACTCAAAACGTTATCGCCAGGGTTATTTACGTCATAGCCAAGCAAAGTCTGCCCACCACGAACGCCACCATACTCCACAGCTGCAAAACCGTTGTAGTTCATCACAGTCTTGATACGGTCAGAAGTGCTCTCAACCTGCCAAGCAGTGCCACCAGTGAAAGAAGCGTTGCTTACCCGATAAATCATGTCTAACGCTGTCAATGTAGCTGTACCGTCAAACCCTGATTCTTCATAGTTGAAGTCCCAGTCTTGAATAAATCCTGTAAACCGTCTAACACCGTTGCTAGAGATACGGATACGCCCTGCAGGTTGAACCAGCGTATAACCACCAGACACATACCATAAAGGCGAAGAAGTGTTTAGTGGGTCAAACACACGATTATTGTTTACAAAAGTAACGCTAACTGAACCTGCACTAAAGTCGTCAAGATTACGGTTTATGCCACGACTAATAGAAACGTTTTGCACATACTGCGTAACGTCTATGTAACTACTAGATCCAAACTGTAACTCAACAAGGTAGGTAGGTAAAGGCATTACTGTATTTTCTTACCTACAGTTGCAAGATTGAACGGCAAACTACCATTCTGCTTTAAATACTTACCCAAAGCATCAACAGTAGCCTTCGGGTCAGCACCCTGAACATTGATGTTTACAGTTGTAGGCCTTTGAGGTAAACCAGGATACCTGCCAGCGTTCTTGAACAGATCTGCTTTATTCTGATTCATTTGAGCTTGACGCTGTGCAATTTCTTCAGGAGTTTGAAGTTTAGTGCTACCAGAAGTCATTAGGACTGATGCTGCAGCAAAAGTAATTGGGTTGGCAAAAGGCAAAAAGCCACCACCTTTACCCTTTTTATTTTTATTTTTACCATCTCCAGTTGCAACAACGCTTGTATCAGTCAAACTACCTGCAGTCATCAAAGCAATAGCCTTAGCCAAGTTAGCAATAGCCTTACCACCAGAAGCCAACATCATAATACCTTTTAGAGCAATCAAAGCAGGCAACGCTTGAACAAGGCTAGAAGCAATATTGGCAAAACCCTTGACAGCATCACCATCACCAAAGAAACCAAAGAAAGTCTTTACAGCATCAACAGTCTGCTCAACAGCATCCTTGACTTGCAGAAACATTTGCCCTGCTTCAGTCTTAGGGTTAGACACATCTTCAAGAAACTTGCCTACCTGATCAATAGCCCCACCAGGCTTCATCATCGTGTCAATGAAATCTAGAATGTAAGGCAGAATAACTGCACCTAGTTTCTCCTGCAACTCACCAAAGGCAACATTCATACGAGCAAAAGGATCTGCCTGCTCCTGAGCTGCACCCTTCACAGCCTTAGTCAAATCACCAATAATGTCTTTAGATTTAGACAGTTCAGGGAACATACGCTTTAGGGAAGTCGTATTTCCGTTAAATGCTTTGGCTAACGCAGTGCTCACAGACTCTAAAGGCCTACCAGAAACAGCACTAGCATCTAACGCTAACTTCAGCAACTCTTGTGACTTTGCTGTTGAACCTGTGGCTCTCGCAAGACGTGCCTGAGCAGGTCTTAACTGATCGTCGGCAATTCCCACTTGGAGTGCTAAAGAATCTATGAACTTATTGTTTGCTGCAACCTGTTTATCTGTAGCGTTAGCGTTACGCACAAGCTGATTGTTGAGCAACTGCATAGACTTCGCATCAATAGAAGCAGCCTTAGCCGCATCCAGCAAGCCATCAGTAACAGCCTTCAAACCTAAACCAATACCAACAGCACCAAACGCCTTAGTCAGCCCACTGAACCCTGACTTGGCTTTTCTTATGCCTGAGTCATCAAACTTAGATAACAGTTTTACAATGACAGCCATTAGTTCAACTTCCTATTTACCATGCGAGCATACTTATCAATAACTAATTTTATCTCACGCTCAGCATTAGGCAGAGATTCTTCAACTGCAGGATAAACAAAGTTACTCTGATTACGCTCACGCAACTTACTGACCATAGTTTGACCCTGCGAAGTGACCCTATGCCTACGTGTGCCATCCTTATACGCATACTCATTTGTTACAGGCTTAGCTTTACGCATGTTGCCCTTACCAGCGACATCAGCAATAGCAGTCATCGGGGATTGCACCCAAAGAGAAACTAAAGGCGTAATAGCCCTGCTCCTAGATCTACCTGCACGAAACTTGGCAACAACGTTGTCTGCTTTTCTACCTGCACCCCAAGCAAGTCTTCCACTGTTGTTTGTTTGACTCATGCCTGATAAAGGGGCTGTGCTAGGGATAACTCTACGGATAGCAGCGATAAGGGGTTTAGCAGGTTCTTTAGCGTCACGAACCATTTGACGTTTCAAGCCAGGTTCTAACTCATTTAGTTGCCTAGTCAGTTCACGAATGTTGTAAACAACTGTTGCCTGGTCTTGTTGTGCAGCCCAAAGCTCTTTCATCCTAGCCATGGCTACTCACCGCCCCGTTGATGTTTCAAAGCAAACAACATAGTATTTATCATCCGATCAGTTTCATTCATCAACACTGAAGGGGCTATACCTGTTGCAACCGCAAGATTCGCAATCATCCAATGGTACGAATCAACACCCAAACCCTTTATTCTTTTGGGTCAGTAACCTCAACTTTGGCAACAAGTTCAATCCAGCCATCAAAGTCTTCGCCAGTTTTCTTAAGCCTAGTTACAGCAAGCCACGCAAGATAAAGCAAGTGTGTAACTTTCTCTAGCTTGTCTATACCAATGTTGAAACGGTCTTCCCATTTCACGATGTCACCTGCAGAAGATAGAACATCTATCACAGTTCCATCAGTCAACTCTATGCGTAGGTTTAGTTGATTCATTAAGCCACTCCACGCCCAATGACACCCGTAGTCGGCCAAGTCACAGTGAACACGCTTAGATCACCAATGGTTCCTGAAACAGGTGTCAACTCTGTCACCAAACAGATAGCAGTATAGGCAGGGTTTGCACTTCCTACAGCTGAAGAAGAAGGTCTGATAACAACTGTTGCGTTAGCACCTAGAAGCGGCCACAAAGTAGCATCAACAGTCCCAATCGCATAATCCTGATTGAAAGCCAAAGTCAAAGAGCCTTCTTTCAAACCTGCAACACGTGTCACAAAGCTCGAACCAAAAGCAGTAGTAGTCACATCTGTAGCTGAAGCAGTCAACTCAACCTGAGTCAAATACGAATTGAGAGCAGTTGAACCGTTGATTGTAACGCTGAAATCTGTTGCAACAAAAATCGCCATTTATTATCCTTATCTTGCGAAAACTTGAACCGAAAACTCGGCACTGAAATAGTCTATACCGTTGATACTAACAGCCCCAATAGCAGACAGTTCAGGCACAAACACTTCATAAGCATTACCGCCCAAAGTACGATCACTCTCAATAGCATACTTCACTGAGCCTTCACCAGGGGCAACCAAAACATCCATGTCACGCTGAGCTGTACGCTCCGAAACACGACCCAAAACAACAGTCACCTGAAAAGTGTACTCAGCCATAGAACGCTGATTCTGTTGATTATAGGCAACCTTAGCCAAACCAATCATCGCCATAGGGGGATTCACTAAATCAGGTAGCGTTTCAACAACACGCAAACCCTTGATAGTTCCAAGGTTCTTAGCAAGCCCTGCACGAAGCAAACTAATAGACATCAAGCACCTGTTCTAAGCAGACGGTAAGGGTTACACAACTGAGCAACATCACCATCCATGTTTGAACCAACACGCATAATTCCCATGTCCGAAACACCTGCAACACCCAAAGGAGACTCTAGGCGTTTGAACAGTCTTGAAGCCTGAATGATAGTCGCAAACTTGATAGGTTCAGGTACGCTTGCCCAACCGAACTGACCTGTAACTTGCACCAAAGCAATCTGAGCCCAAACAGGGAATAAATAGTTATCGGTAGCAGTTATCAAAGTGTAAGGACTATACGCACCATTCGCCTTGTTGTTATTAGGTTGCAGCTGATAATCGCCAACTTCCCAAGTCGTATCAAAGATAAGTGGATCAGTGCTAGAAGTCTTCAAGTCAGAAATAGACTGTGCATCATCAATCCAACAAACAAAACCATCATTAGCCTGATAGTAGCGAACTTCACCTGCAGCAGTTGAATAGAAGTAACGGTTACAGTATTGGTCAATCATGCGAGAAGCAGAGTTTATGCTGTTCTCAATCAGAGCATCATCAATAGTGTCTGAGATACGAAGTGCAGCTTTTACATCTGCAAGAGTGCAGTAAGCATTAGTTAAGGCCAAAATAAACTCCTAAAGTCTTTACTAGTTTAGCGTAACCTTAGATAAGCCTTTGAGTCCAAGTCTTAGGGGTCAAATCAGAATCAATCTCAATAGGTAAATGGTATTCAAACTCTTTCACCCTAGGTCTAATC